AATTTAATGAAGGTCAAAGATAAGAAATAAAAAAATACTGGGGAAATAAAAAAGAGAAGCAATTCTGCTTCTCTTTGATTGAAGTTGCGGAGGCCTGACCTTATTTGTCTTTTTATAAGATGATTGTAATTGAAAATCAACGATATACATTTTTGAAATTGGTTAAAATTATATGGGTATGTCCGAAATATGTCCTAGTAATAAGGACAAATTTAAACTAATCTTTTTTTGTGAATTTCCTTTTTATGTTCTGCATCAATTGAATCATATTATTACATTCGATTTCTAAGTCAGCAGAATCTATCATTTTTATATTGGCAATATCCTCTTCCCATATATCTTTTGAATTGTAATATTTTTGTGCATCTTTTCTTTCTGCATTAGAACCACAAAGCTGATCTGAAACTGATTTGTATTGAGCATCTAACATTTCAAGATATTTTTTTATATCACGTTGCTCTTTTGGTAATATTGCCATAATGTTAATTATTAGTATTTAGTTATTATATATTCTATCTCTCCAAATCTGATCCGCTTGCATCGGCACATATTGCATTGTCTTCCACTTGGGCATGTTTTTTAATTGTTTTGAGTTCACCTTTTAGTTCTCCCACTTCCAAAAGCAATTTCTTGTTTTCGATTTCAAGCTGATTATATTTTTCTAAAAAAAAAGAATTGTCAATCTGCAAATTTTGTTTGCAGAGCAAGATATCTCCTTCTCCAGTAATAATCCTCATGATATTAACTGAAGGGTATTTGACATGTATATTTAGCAGTACTTCTGTTGTTATGTCCTTTTTTAAATTAGCTATGTATGATCTGCTCATACCTATATCAATGCTAAATTGATTAGCTGATATATTTAAAGCTTCACAGATGTCAAGTAAGCGTTGCTTTATCATCATATATAATAAAAGTTAACATGATAAATATAAATATCATCTTATTTGTATATGATAAATATAGTTATCATATTTGCATTATGTTAATAAATTCACGTAGCTAAGTTAGTAAAAAGAGGTATTAAACGAATATAAAACTTTAATAATTTATCAATTATGGTATTTACAGACTATATGAAGAGCTTGCCGAATCAGCAGATGGATACTATTAAAAAGTTAGCAGAAATCACGTGCTCTACTCCGGCATCGGTGTACAGGTGGATAAACGGGTTGAATCCTCCTGCTCCTATTAAGCAAAAAATCATAGCCGAATATCTCGGTATGAGTGTTGAAGAATTGTTCCCATCTAAAGATGAATGAGATAGCCAACATAGAGTTTTACAACACTCCCGAAGGGGATGTTATGATGAAGGAGCTAGGGCGACCGGCTGTGGTTTTGGGTGAGAACAATCGTCCGACGATAGAGTGCATGTTATCAGTTATTCGAGATCGATACCCTAAAGCACATACCCGTTTGATGCAGATTTATTCAAGCAGTACTATGAATCGTTGGTATTATGAATTCCGGGTTGTTCATCGGTTCATACGCTGTAACTTCGGCGAATATGATCAGCATAATTTAGATATAAACAGAGATGGCCTATTTGTTTTCGAAGAGGTCAAATGCCCTCTTCGGGGCGAGTGTGAGCATGAGGGGGTAATATGTCGTCCTGAGTTGAATACTTCATTGACAGAACGTGAGATGGAAGTGTTTCGGTTAATAGCATCCAACTACCAGACGGACGATATCGCAGCAGAATTGCACATATCACCTTGTACCGTTAATCGGCATAGAGAAAATATCAAAGCAAAAATCAAGGTGCGTAACGTGGGCGAGTTGATTACCTACTGGCATCAAAATCAAATGAAATAAAGATTATGAAAAGTGATAAAGTGGAAATGAACAAAGGATTGCTCGAGGCATGGTTTGAAGCAGTCCACGAGAACGATCTTCCTGTCAATATTCAGACGGGAAAAGAATTCGATGATTGTAATGGTGACCGGACGGTGGAGGTGCTGATGGAGTATGACGAAAGTGACAAAATGCTTGTTATGGAGGCTTTGAATGCTACGATTAATGAGTGGGCTGGCTTAGTTTGATTCGAAACAATACAGAAAGGAACCAAAATGGATGCATATCAAAAATTTAGAAATGAGATTACAGACATACTTAATGACATAGATACATTTATGTGGGTTATTGATTCTCGAAACAGCCCTAATAAGACACTTAAATCAGAGATAGAAATATATGAAGATACTTCTGATCGGCTGAAACAGGCGTTTGACGATTTGAAAGAAAGCGAAGGATATAAGCTGATAAAAGACATCACCTATGAAGGTCGTCTTAGAGATGTATAGTTATAATAAAACTTAATAGAAAGGAGTTAAAATGGATATTTCAAGACATCTCAATTTGATAAGAAATCATGGATATAAAGGGAAGATCGGAGTTGTGAAAGAAACAATAAACGGGATAGTTCTTGCCGCAGCAAGACCGGGAGATGTCGTTTTGTTTCGTCCGTATGAAGTGCGTGAAGATGAATGTGAAGAAGCACAAGAGTATGATAGAACTCATTGCTCTATTGAATTTCCTTACAGCGAGGAACAGATTCAGAAGAACCTTGCCGAACACAATGGTATCAATACTTTTGCTACTTGTGTAGGCGTTCCTTTATCTATGATTGAAGAAATAGTAATTAATGAGAAATGAATAAAACTCAAAAGAAATTGTTGGCAAGGCTTATGGCTGTTACAAACAGCCTTGGCGGAACGCTTGACGGTACTGCTACCTGTGAGCAAAAATACATTGATAGGCAACGTGCTCACAGGCTCTCATACAAGGTCATATATGGTTTATTTGGCGATAATCCTAACAATCCCTATCGTGAAGATGATATAAATAATGCCTATAAAGCTATTGAGGAAATGGAGAAACTGGTACAAAAGGTATATCCTGACCGGAGTGGCTTTTTGAAGAATGAAGAAAAACAATAACCCTCAAAACAGATTAAATATGAATAAGATAGAAAAATTGGCTGGAGAATATAACGCCACCTTTGCTAGACTGACAGTAATAGAAAGTGAATTAACCAAAGAATGTCAGAAATACGTTTCTTGGGACACTGTTCAAGTAAGTATCACCGGTGGCGGCGCCCCCATTGTAAAAGCAAAAGGAGAGATAGATGCTGTTCCTTTGGAGGACTTTGTAAATCATGTGAATAAGCATGAGAATATGTCAGAATGTGCCTATGGTCATTTAGCTTGTATATAATTCAAATTAATAAAGAAAGAAAGGAATAAAATGGAAAATGAAGAATATTTCTGTATTGATTGCGCAAAACAACTAGAATGTTGGGGACCTGACATCAAATTAGATGACCCTGATTTATGTATCCCTATAAGCTGCATAGATTATCAAGATATGGATGAGCTTTTTAATTCATAATCAAATAGATTAGAAAGGAGAACTTATGAAAAAAGGACAAAAGGTGAGACTGAACGATAACACCATTGCTACCATAGCCGACAGCACATTTTTTGTGATGAATGGTAAAAAGCACATCCGTTATGAAGTGCGCAGGCCCGGAGAACGGGAGAGCAGATGGGTGCCGGCTGAAGAACTTCTTCCGGTCAAAGAAACGGTTACGGTTACTGTAGAAGACGGCATACAGACATTGGTTGCCTCGCTGCATATAGATTGGGCTGGTGAAGAGATAAAGATCACAATAACCGGCAGCCCTGAAAATCTGAAAGAGCACAAAGGTGTACACATGCGTGTGATGGGTTGTTTTATTGAATCGCTAAAAACAAAGTTCTGATGGTGAATCAATACAGACTATATACTATCCGGGAATGGGAGCAGGCGCAACCAGAGGGGGTGTCCTTCTCCCGGTTCTTTCTCACTGACCATTCCGGCGAGGTCCGCAAGGTGACAGGTACCATTCGCGTGCTCAAACGCAAACTGGTGAATGGAGTGATGTGTCGGGTTCCGATAGACAGGCGCGTGTTCTGGGACGGATATGGACGCTGCTATGCAGGCACACATAACATTCGAAAGAGAGACTATGACATTCCTCTTAGGGCAGAGGGAGGGGGCGGTCTTTCCTAAAAAAATGTAACTCTGTAATTTTGTACCGCTAATATAAGATTTTATGATAAAAGCTTCAGATATATATGCCGCTTCCCATGACGGTCTGGATATCATTCTGTATTATTATCCACAGGCCGAGGGATGTGTTGACAACCGTAAGAAATTTAAGATTCGTCCGGACGAGGATGATGCGTCCGCATGCATCCGCAAATACGGTGATTGTTACAAGGTGACCGATTTTGGCGATCAGGGCACGGCAATCAGTCCGGTAGACATCTGCATGAAGGAAGAACGGGTCGGCTTTGGCGAGGCGGTTGCTTTATTGGCTGCGCGTTATAATGTCTCCGACGAACTGAAGCATTCCGTCAACAAGCCTGATATCCGCAAGAGACCGGCTTCGGCTGATGAAGCTGAAGGTTCCCGGTTCTTCGAGCTTGAAGAAGCGTTTACTCCTGAGCAGCTTGCCATACTGGGCCCTCGTGTGAAACAGGAGCATTGCGATGCGTTGCATTGGCATGTGGCCAAGTCAATCAGCTACGTCAAGAACCGTGAGGTGACCACCAAATACACCACACCGACTTACCCGATTCTGATGCGTCAGTGTGTCATTCCCGGAGCGGACGGCAAGCCGGAGAGCGAACAATCTTTCTACAAGATTTATGAGCCGTTGAATCCGGACAAGCAGTGGCGTTTCAGCTATACGCCTGATGGCGTCAAACCCCGGTATTATACCAATGGGCTGTACGAGCTGAAGGCCGCTTGGGCGAAATGGAACGCCTCACAAGAGACGCAGTTTTTTGATGATCCGGCCAATGAGGGCAAGCCTTACATATCGCAGAAGCTCGAAGAGGCGTTCATCTGCTCTGGTGAGCGTGATGCGCTGTGTGTCCGGGCGTTGGGGTATTATCCCTTGTGGTTCAATAGTGAGACACAAAAGATCACGTCTGATGAAATTAAAGAGATCATGAAATACGTGAAGCGTCTCTATAATATCCCCGACATTGATAGTACAGGCATCCGTAAGGGCACGGAACTGGCTTTGGAATTTTTGCACATTTATACCGTGTGGCTGCCCGAATCCTTGGGACGGTACCGTGACCGCCGGGGCAAGCCGCGCAAGGACTTCCGTGATTATGTAGAACTGCACCCGTCCAATGAGGATTTCCGCAACTTGCTGGCGCTGGCTATGCCTGCCCAGTACTGGGAGGAGAAAATCGGGCAGCGCAACGGCAACAAGACCTATACGATCAACTCGTCATACCTGCATTATTTTCTCAGACTGAACGGCTATTACATTCTGAAGGATGATAATAGCGATACGCCCCGCTATGTGCATGTGGACAGATTCAAGGTCAGCGAGATCAAGGCTGGCGACATTGTGTCGTTCCTGAAGAGTGATGCCATGCGTCGGTTCCTGCCTGTCGATATACGCAATCTGATCCTGGATTCTCCTCGTACCGGAGAGTCCAGTCTGTCCATGCTAGACGAGATTGATTTGAATTTTACCGCCCACACTTTTAACAGCCAGACCATGTTTTTTGATAATGCGGTCTGGCGGATTACCGGGGCCGGCATTGAGGAGGTCAGGGAGAAGATAGATACGCATGTGTGGATGAACAATATCATCTCGCACAAGGTGAAGGTGCTTCCGCCCCCTTTCACGATAACCTGTGGGGCGGATGGTGGCTGGGAGGTGGAGATTCATCCTCATGACAGCCACTATATGGACTACCTTATCAACTCCAGCCGCGTTCACTGGCGTAAGGAACTGGAGGAGCTATGGGATGGTCGGGATCAGGATGAAGCGGCGGCTTATCGGAGTGCGCACAAGTTCGATTTGTGCGGTCCGTTACTTGATCCGGAAGAGATTCGCGAGCAACAGCTGAACTTTATTAATAAAGTGTTTGCCGTGGGATACAACCTGCACCGCTACAAGTCTCCTTCCCGCGCCTGGGCGGTTTATGCGATGGACAACAAGATCGGCGAGGAGGGGCAATGCAACGGGCGCAGTGGCAAGTCATTCTTTCTGCTTTCGTTGAAACAGTTCCTTCGTACGGTCGTGCTGAGTGGACGTAATCCGAAATTGATGGATAATACGCATGTGTTCGAGCAGATTAACCAGCACACTGATTTCGTGGTGGTGGATGACTGTAACAGATATCTGGATACCGGGCTGTTCTATGACAGCATTACTGGAGGAATGACCATTAACCCGAAGAATAACCATTCATTCTATATCGAATTCGAGAACAGTCCGAAGTTCGCCTTCAGTACGAACTATGTGCCGATGAATTTCGATTCCAGTAGTGATGCCCGGTTGATTTATACAGTTTTCAGCGACTATTATCATCAGAAGACCGAAGAGAATGATTATCTCGAGACGCGGTCTATCCATGATGATTTTGGCAAGAATCTGTTCTCACAGACTGATTATTCCGAGGCGGAGTGGAATGCTGATCTGAATTTCTTCGCCCGCTGTCTTCAGTTCTATCTGAGTGTGATACCCAGCGGCATCAAGATCCAGCCGCCGATGGGCAATATCATGAAGCGTAAGTACAAGGCCGACATGGGTGACAATTTCGAGGCGTGGGCGAATACCTATTTTGCTAAGGACAGTGGCAATCTTGATAAGTTGATTGTCCGGCGCAAGGCTTACGATGACTTCCGTGAATTCGCCAAAGTATCACAGGCTTTCTGGTCCATGCAGCGGTTCACCAAGGCGCTCAAGGGCTTTGCTTCCCTTTGTCCATATGTACTGGTACTGAATCCGGTCGACATGCGTAACAGTTCTGACCGCATCACGCGCAAGATTGCCGGCAAGAGCGAAGATATGATATACTTGCAGTCGGTCGGCAGCACCATTGATGAGATCAATTTTAACACCAATACTGAAGACGATGACAGCGGAAATCCGTTTTGACCTGATCCAACACTCGGATGCCTATGCTCATGCATTGATGGAGTGTCCTGAGTCATGCCGATACATGCTCAGGTTATATCGCTATCTTGAAGAGATGCGACCGGGCCAACGGCTAAAGCTTGCTGATGCCGGGGACAAAGAGAGATGGATGTTGGTCACGGTCGGTGAGTTCCTGCGCAGCGAGGCTCATTGGCGCTGCTATGAGCTGAATGCCGATTACACCAAGATCAGGCGCACTGAACTGTTCCCCCCTTCCCCCCGTAAAAAGAGACAGGGTTGATTGTAACCTTGTAATTTCGAGGCGTGTACGTTCTTTTCAGAATGTGCACGCTTTTTTATTTGTTGGTTCTCTGTAAAGTTTCATAACCGCGTGTTCTCTTATTTTATAGGAGTCGGGAAACCGTCCCCTTCGGCTTTTCCATTCCTTTAGCCTATTTTGTACTAAAACTTTGTAACTTTGTACCCTATGTTTGAAAAGAAAGATAATAAATTGAATAATAATAGGTTAATACGGTTTCAAGTTGGTTTCAAAATAGGTTTCAAACTTGGTTTCAAAGTTTTTGGGTTTGCATCCCTTTTGTTGGGCTGGGGCGCAAAGATGCAAGGTTACAAAGTTTGTGCCGGGTTTCAAACTTGCTTTTAGGGTTTGTGTCTGTTATATTGATTTGATATTCAATTGTTTGTGTATGCTAAATACATGGTTGCAAAGATTCATAAATTTCTGACGGAATCAGACGGAACGGGAGATACATTATAGATGTATGGACAATAAGAAATATGGTTGTTTGATATATTTGTAAACAAAGAAGAAATATTTCGGCGTTTGGTTGCTGGAAAGTGCTTTTTTGTTTTCTTCTCTTTTATATGCGGGATAAAATTGTTATTTTTGTATATATAAATAGTTGATTATGAAAGATTTCGTGTTTTATATTAAACTGGAGCGTTACCTGGCTCAGTGGTTGACACATTCGCTGGGCAATCCTGTGCGTTTTCCGGCACAGAGCAATGAGAACTCGGTTATACGGCGCTTTTTGCAGAAGCTGCCACCGGACAAGTTGCCCGAAATGCCGTCCGATGATACGGTCGCGATTGTGATCCCCGATTCCAAGGCGAAAGACCCGTCGGTGTACAATTACCTGGGTCCGTTGGCCAAAGAGGCGGTGGTTGAATCCATCGAAGACCTGTTCCGGCGCAATCTCTGGTCTGAACTGGGGGATATGACCGGCAGTTCTGTGGGGCTGAACAAGACAATTGCGGCCTGGTGCGAGATGCACGGCATTGACATTGATTACATAGAAACAGTCCGGCAGAAATACTACCGGATGCGCAATGCCTATAACCGGAAAGGCATGTTTTTAGGTTCTTTAACAAGAAAAAGAGAGGATAAGACCCCTGTTTTTGTACAACACCGAACAACTGCGAACAACACCGAACAATTATGAGCGAAATTCACTACATCAACCGCGTGGAGTACTGTGAAGTCCGAGAACTGGCCACCATGACAGTTGTAAAAAAACAATTTGCCTTGGTTCCACCGGCCGCAAACTTTACCCGGTTACCCATGGTCGGACTGGCTTCGGTCGAAGTCAGCGACAAAATCGAGAACAAACAGCGTGTTTTCGTATCTAAGCTGGCGGTTTTCCTGCCTGAACGGTTCGAGGTGGGCAACAAGAAGCTGTGCTTCCGGCTTCGGACCGTGTCCGGAGAATATTTTATGCTGGGTTCAGGTGACCGCCCGTATTCCCTCATTACCTCCACAGATACTATACCCGATACCCTCTCTTCCAGGTGTGGAAGTGCCATGGTGGCCACCTATACAGGCATTCTGCCCTTGCTTCGTATCATAGATTAGGTATTTTTATATATATAAGGTATAGTGTAATATTGCAATCAAAAATGTGATATGACCTATAACCTGAACATAGATGACTACATTGGCCGTTGGGGCTACTCCAAGCAGTATGTCCGCAATCAGCTGGCAGGCTTGAAAGGCAAGCCTGTCAATGTCCGCATCTCCTCTTTGGGAGGTGCGGTTGATGACGGGTTGGATATCCGTCAGCAGTTTGTTGATCATGGAGACGTGACCGCCTACCTGTATGGGCTGGTGGCAAGTTCGGCTACTATTGCCGCACTGGGTGCGAAAAAGGTGTGCATTTCCAGATATTGTCTGTTCCTGGTGCACAAGGTGAGCAACTGGGTGGATGCCTGGGGGCAGTATAACGCTGACCAGATCCAACAGCTCATCGATGAGCTGAAGGAGAACAAGCTGCAGAACGACAAGTTCGATCTGGTACTGGCGAACATGTATGCGGCCAAGTGCAACAAAAAGGTAGATGATATTCTTGATGTTCTGAAGGCGGGCAGATGGCTGACCGCACAAGAGGCGTTGGAGTATGGCTTTGTGGACGAGATCATCGAGGGCGATGAGAATAAGCTCAATCTTGCCGCTTACGAAGGCAAGGTCAATATGCTGGGGTTGTCCCCTTTGCCGGTTGCGTCCGGGAGTGAGCGGGATACGGCTGATAGTCATAAATTACTAAACAAAATATTAACTAAACTGGACGGATTGTTTTCATCCAAAGAAAAACAGTCCGCTCCTTCTATTGTTTCCGAAATGAAAAAAGATTACACCAAAATCAACACCCTTCTGAATGTGGAGGGGGTGGAGGACTCGGATGGCAAGGTAACACTCACCGAGGAACAGGTTAAGGCTGTCAATGACCGGCTGGATGCGCTGGAGACGGAGGTCGGCGAACAGAAGGATCTGGTCAGACAGCGTGACGAGCAGATCAAGAACCTGCAAAAATCCGATGGTGACACTACCACCACGAGTGTGAAAGAAGACGAAAAAAATGATGCGGTGTCCGCTGCATCCATGTATGACGAAGTTAAAGACTATATTTGATATGGCACAAGTTAGCGTGAATATTACCAGCGAGGATCTTCAGAAGAGTGCTCGCAAGTACCGTAAGGAGTTGTTGCAGATGCCTGTATTGGGGCTGTCACGTTCTTTGCAGCACATGACCTTACGTCCGGGCATCCGTTATGCCGAGACTGTGGGTGAACTGTCGGGTGACATGCAGTTCGGGCCGTACTCCGAAACCCGTGAGGATAACAGTGAGGTGGTGATCAATCCGCGCACCCTGTATACCTACTTCGGTTCTGTCGTGCGTAATTTCTCACCGAACAAGATTTATCAGTCCATGTGGGGTTCCGACATTACCAAGGGCGAGGCGTTGAAGAATACCGAGATCACCCGTAAGGTGCTGGCGTATCTGACCGCCCAGTTGGGCAAGAACCTGAATATGGTACTGTGGAATGCGGTCCGTAATGATTCGGGTGAGACTTCCAAGGATCTGTTCAATGGCTTTGACACCATTACTAAAAAGGAGCTGGATGGCAAAAAACTTTCTGAAGAGTTGGGCAACTACAAGGTCATCGAGGCGATTACCAAAGAAAATGCCGTCGATACGCTCAAGGCGGTCTGCATGGCGGCTGACGATATGTTGACCGAGGAGTCTTCGGTCAAGCTGTTTGTCCCGAAACATGTGCTCTTCGACTATTGTGAGGACTACAAGAGCACTACAGGGGCGATCCCGTACAACCGTGAATACAAGCAGTACTATGTCGAGGGGTTTGACAATGTGAACATTGTGCCGTTGGCGAATAAGAAGAACAGTCCGTTCATCCACATGACGGTCAAGCGTAACATGCTGGTGGGTGTTAATCAGACCGGTGAGGAGGAGAACGTGGAGGTGGCACGCTTCAAGGCGTTTGTGCTCCAGTTCATCGCGACGATGTTTTTCGGTGTGGAGTTCGAGAGTTTGTCCAAGGAGCGTCTGCTGGTGGCATCCATTGATGGTACAACCCCGATCTAAAATAAGGAGGTGATATGGCAACAGATTGTACGACAGCGGATATTTACCAGTCACTGAACTGGTGTGACGGTCAGACGGTGCTTCCGGGCATCCGTCCGAAGGTTTTCTTTCAAAAGAAATCCAATATTGCAGCTTGGCCCAAACTGCCCAAACTCGAAGAGGCGAAAAGCATGGGAGAGTTGGCGACTTACAAGGGTAATTTCACGATGGCGGCGGAAAAGAAGTGGCTTACGATCAATTCCTTGTCCGCCAAATCCAATGTGACTACCGAGGTGCAGGGAGAACGTCCGAGCACCACGTCTTTGAACAAATGCACGATCAAGCATCCGGGTACTGAAGAAGATGCGGCGGGTTTCTGCCGTCAGGCGATGGCCGATGATCTGGTCTATCTTGTACAGCAGCGCAACGGCAAGTTTCGTGTGATGGGGTGTGAGGAGTTCGAGACAGTGACCAAGCCCGCCCAGGCATTGGGCGAGGGAGTAACCGGAGAGGCCGGTACCACGCTTGAGATAGAAGCGACCGATGTGTGCCCGGCTCCCTTCTATCCGGGTAAAATTGAAACGGAGGATGGGGATATCTCCGGTGCGGACGGTTCCGCATGGAGCGATTCTTCTTTGGATGAACCTTGATTCTTTAAGCTTATAAATCGGAGTGGTGGTGTGGCTGGTCTATGCCGCCACTTTTTTAATATTTTAATATATGGATGAGAAATTGACTCATAAAATACAGGACTATCTGGGTACACCGCCTTCTGAGCGTGATGTGGTGGTGGGTGCCACTCTGTTGTTGTCCTTGAACCGTAATAAGATTTTGTTTCAGAATGTGATCCGCAAGCCGGAAAAGTTTGCCGATAAGGTGGAGTACGAATTGCGCAAGCACTTGAAAATCCGTTTGGATGGAAAAACCGTGTCTGATATCGCACGGATGAATATCACGGTCATACCTTCCGCACAACGGATCATAGACGGAGGTGTTCCGGTACTGGATGTGGATGATGAGTTCCCGGAGGCGAATGTCGCCAAAGGCATGCGTATGGATCATGACCGGCTTCCTCCTGAGATTCAACGTCTGTGGACGGATAACGGGGCGTTATGGTTTAAGATCAAAGAGTTGTTCGAGCAGCTGAAGGGCATGGAGTCGGCGCCGGCTTGTGACCGTTACGAATACCTGAAGCTGCTTGATGAAGCGGACAAGAAGTATCGTGCCAACCTGCAGGCATACGATGATTATAAGCCTGGTGATCCGGTGACGAAGACGGAAGATGCTTCCGGGCTGGACCCGGCTGAAATCGCTAAAAAAGTGGGTGCGGCACGCAAGTATCTGTCTGACAACAAGAAGAAGCTGGCGGAGTTGAAGGATACGGATGCCGGCAAGTTTACTGCCTTGTTGCAGAAGGTGCAGCAGCGGTATGACTTCCTGATTGCTACCGGTAATGTGGTGGATGAGACACAGGCAGCGGAACTGGCGGCGGTGGGAGTGACCATCTCAACCGATGAAAAAGGTTAGGCAACTGTTGCGGCCACTGTCCGAAGCACCCTTGCAAGCGTATTTGGATAACCGCGTGCAGCTATTCGACATCATCGAGATGATTCTGAGCGAGACTGGTCCGGCGGAGATTTACATCTCCACCTTTTCCACTTCCGAAGAGTTTCTTCGCCGGATCTATCGCTTGAAGCGGCGCGGCCAGCTTACCCGGGCTACCATGTTGGCGGACTTGAAGGCATCCCGTAAGACGGTCAATCTTTATACTTTCATTGCCAATGTGTTCGATGAAGTGTACCTGTCTGAAAATCATTCAAAAGTGATTCTCATTCAAAATGCGAGGTGGCAGGTGTCGATATGCACCTCACAGAATCAGACAAGGGGCAATCGTATCGAGAGCGGAATCATCACAACCGATCCCGCTGTTTTTATACAACTGAGAGAGCGTTACGCTCATATTATTAATACTAACGCTATACAACTGGATGGTCTATTCAACGGAACAACTTGATCGGATCAGCGAGCTGGCGGCTCTGCTGACCCCTATATCCGATATGGCAGTGCTGCTTGATGTGGATGCGGACACGCTGCGTCTGGATATCCTTGACCGTAATTCGCCTGTTTCCAGGGCGTATTATCACGCCAAGGCATCCACTGCACTGAAACTGCGTAGACAGGAGATCGAACTGGCGAATGTGGGCAGTCCGTTGGCGGTGTCGTTGACAAACGGTTATCTGTTGAATATGGACGCTGATGAAGATCTGTAATAACTATGCCTGTACCTGCTACGATAGAAGTATGTGAGAAATATCTGTTCGCCGATGTCAACGAGATGGCGGCTGACGGCATTCCCGAACTGATTCAACAGCGGTTGATCCGGCTCCGGGATATGTATAATTACTGGTTACAGTTCCCGCGCAAAAAAGATTTGGAGATTGTGCAGGAACTGGAGTATCGCTACAAGATCAGCAAATCTTCCGCATACGATGATGTACGCATTATCAAGCGTCTGTTGGGTGACCTGGCCAAGACAACCAAGGATTACCATCGCTACAAGTTCTGCCAGATGATTGATGAGACCTTCGAAATGGCCCGTCGTATCAAGGATGCGCGCGCCATGGGGGCTGCCGCCAATTATTATGGCAAATACACCCAGTTGGACAAAGAAGATATCTTGGACAAAGGTTATGATAAGATTATAGTGCAGCCTTTCGAGCCGACGGATGATCCGACCGTGCTTGGCATCAAGCCTATTCCTAATGTCCGGGATAGAATTAAATCAAAGATTCAACAATATTGGTCTGACGATATTGAGGATGTGGACTTTGAAGAGGTTGAGTTCAATGAAGATGATATCTTTAATCCTAAACCGAAAGAATAATGAAACAATACTTTAATGACCCTCAGCAGGAAGTGATGTACACGGCGGCCAAAGATTCGGTGATTGTGGGTGGTCGTGGTATCGGGAAAGGATTGATTCATGCGGCATGGAACTTGCGCAACATGCAGCGTATGCCCGGTTCCATTACAGGATTTGTCGGGGCGAACTGCAAGCGTGTCTTGACTAATACGTTGCCCTCCATGCTGATACATTGGGAGAACTGGGGATTTAAGCGTGACCTGCATTGGTGTGTCGGTCGCAGGCCGCCGAAGTCATGGGGGTGGGGTGAGCCTATTTTTGAGCCCGATAACTGGGAGAATATTCTATCCTTGTATAACGGATCAATCGGCTATATCATTTCTCAGGACCGGAGCGGTACATCCAACTCGCATTCTTATGACGCGCTGGATATTGACGAAGCCAAGTTTATTGACTTCGAACAGCTGAAGGATGAGACACTTCCGGCCAATCGCGGTAACAAGCAGCACTTCGGGCATCACTTTTTTCACCATGGCATGTTGATCTCCTCTGATATGCCGGTCACTAAAAAAGGGTCTTGGTTCCTGGATTATGAGAAGAAGTGTGATCCCGAGCTGATTGAGGTGATACAGGGCGCTGTTTTTGAAATATGGAAGACCAAAGATAAAATCAAGAAGCTGGTTGCGGCAGGTAAGGAGATACCCGCTTATCTGCGTTCTTATCTCCGTACTCTTTCACGTGATCTGTGCCGGATGCGTTCCGTGGCGGTCATGTACAAGGAATATTCAAGTATCTGGAACATGCAGGTGTTGGGTGAGAAGTGGGTTAATGACATGAAACGTGACCTGCCTCCGTTGACCTTCATGACGGCTATCCTGTGCAAGCGCATAGGCATCACCCGTGACGGATTCTATTCTTCGTTGCGTTCCGGTCACAAGTACAGTGCTACCAACTTTTCCTACCTTGACAGTTTGGAGTACAAGTTTGACAAGCTCAAGGAACCGACCTCACTGGCTGATGCCGATGTAGAACCGGGCTTGCCTATCTGCATTGCCTTCGACTTCAATGCCAACATCAACTGGCTGGTGGCAGGGCAGCCGGAAGGGCGCAAGCTCAAGGTACTTAAATCCTTTTTCGTCAAGTACGAGCGCAAGTTGCCCGAACTGATTGATGACTTCTGTAAGTATTATCGCCATCATAAACGCAAGAAGGTCGTCTTTTACTTCGACAGCACGGCTTTGGGGTCAAATTATGCAGTCAATAACCAGGACTTCAAATGGGTTATCTCCCATGAATTTAAGAAACGGGGTTGGGAGGTCGAAGAGGTCCATATCGGTCCTCCCATGAAGCACATCGAAAAGTACCTTTTGATTAACCGCATGTTGTCCGGACAGGCGAATCTTATACCTTTCTTTAACGAGCAGAATAATGAAGATCTGCTGATATCCATCCAGACGGCAGGTGTGTACAATGGGGGCAAGGACAAACGGGGTGAAAAGCTGGCGGAAACGGAGGAGGACCGGCTTGAAGGGCGTACCGATGGCTCCGATGCGTTTGATACCTTGTGTATCGGCTGTGAGAAATTTCCACGCACCCATATCAATCTGTTTGTTACTTCCGCATTGTAGAGATTACCGAAGTGTATATCTCATTACCGTGCATCATATGGTGTGCGTTTTTTTTCCCTAGTTTGCGGCATACCGCCCGTTTAGTAATAATAAGTTACATATTCCGCTGTTTTTTTGAGGTGGGTAATGATTTTTTCGATAGCGCGGTGGGGGGTACGCTTCGCTAGTTCCGCACAAGGTGCGGGTGAAAAAGGCTGTAAATGCTTGATAAATAGGCAATCATTTTTTTGAGCGCTGGAAAACTGAAAAAAATATGGTCGTAAATGCTTGAAAAAGATAGGTAATTCGTTGATTATTAACTATTTTTAATCTTTAGACGAAAAATGGATTATTTTAAAGGTGTGGGTTAGACGTTTGTATGTTTTTTGATTTTCAACTCATAAAAAAAATGATTGGGCTTTATGGCTTTTTATTGTGCTTTTATAAACTGTGTTTATGTATAATATATTGATTTATAGTTTATTATGTAATATTTTACTGTTGTGTATTAACTATAAAATGAGTATCTTTGTATTGTAAGGATAAGGCATAAAGGTTGCACTCTTTATGCTGTTTAACTCCTGATAATAACAAATGTTTAACTCATTAAATTTTTAATTATGAACGCAAATCAAAATGCACAGAGTGTGGAAACTGCAAAAGCAGTAGTGATGGGAAACACAAAAGAAGTGGCTAACAAACAAGAAACGGCAGTTGAGAATGCTTCACTTATTCTTTTGCCTACGCTCCCCGAACAACCTAAGGAGAAAAAAACAAAAACGGAGGCTAAAGTCAAGACGGAAAAAACAGAATCACAGCAAGCTGCTCCTAAGAGTAAAAAAATGAGTATTGATGAACTGACTGATAAAGCCGAAAGGGTGTATATGTTGCAGAACAAATATTCTGAGATTCGTAGCAAACGCAAGCAGTTACAGGCTTTTGTCTTGAAGCATGAAGAGGAAACAGCGCAACTGACATTGGTTGATGCTAGGGGTATGAGTATTGTTACTCATAATCCGACAGCAATTAAAAATCTTCTGGCGGATTGGGGGAAAGACCTTAATAGTAAATTAAAAGAGGTTGAGAATAATTTGCGGACAGAATTGGAACACCTTTTATAAAAAAATCCTCCTGCATTGGTGCAACAATGCAGGAGGGTGATGTAAAACAAAAGTTTCACTCATTAAAATCTTATGCAAAAATGGGAAATTATTTTGAAAATGCCAAAACAATACAGGAAAAACGTAGTATTTTGAAACAACTCTCTGAACCGATTAAAGTATTGGTGAAGATGGGGCAGATAGAATGTATAAACGAGGGGTTAAAGACTGTTTATGCCCAGTCGGGCCATTGTGAGTTGAAAACATTGAAGCAATGGAACAGCGAGGGTAAGAAAATCCGTAAAGGTGAGCACGCCCTTTGTCTATGGGGGCATCCCAAGCAACGGACGCTGAAAGTTGATGAAGCGGATACGGAAGAGAATGACCCTTTGAACTTTTTTCCGATTTGTTTTGTGTTCTCTAATTTGCAGGTCTATGAAAAACAATGATTTGAAGCCTTATGGAACGTATTTGAATATGTTGGTGCACAAATACGATAAAGGACAGGTGTTTGAGGACTTTTTACAGATTATAGTCTGTTGTTTGCAGATGGGGAGAGCAGAAGAACTTTATTTTAAGACGATTAAGAAATATAGTCGGGATGAATTACAGTATTTTTCTTTGGCTTTTGCTTCGTTGGTGGATGAAATGACACGTAAAGAATTACAGGACCCCTTTTATGGCTGGTTTGAACAAAATCTTTTAAATGCAGGTAGTGGGCAATATTTTACCCCTCGCCCTGTTGCGGATTTGCTGGCACAATTGGTATATATTCCCACTGTTGATAAAGCCGATAAGGCGGATAGTGATAAACGTATATACGACCCTTGTTGTGGTAGTGGTGGGCTTATTTTGGCTTGTGCGAGAAAAGACCGTAACCGTTATTTTGTTGCAGCGGATATCTCTTATACTTGTTGTTTAATGACTTTAGTGAATATGTGTTTGTATTCCTTGAGTGGTGAGGTTCTTCATATGGATTCACTGTCTTCTGATACTTGTTGGCATAGATGGTTGGTTATTGTGGACAGCTTTACTAAATTACCAACAATCTATGAAGTGACGGACAATACACCGACACCGCATGAATCCTCAGCAGATTTGCAACCGATGAAGTTGCAGGGAAATATTCAGCCGGTTAAGGATATGACACCGCAGATTCAGTTTGTCCGTTTTGGCGCTAGATAATGCGTTAGAAAGTCTGAAAAGGTGCTCTATACCTCGATTCGGGGGATGGAGTGCCTTTGCGTGTCGCCCCCTGCGGTGGCTTGCAGACACAACCTCCTGCTCTTTGTTTGGAGGCCGTGTCTGCAAGCCACCGCAGGGGGAAAGCGGAATTTTTTGTTTAACGCAATAGAATTGCGATAAGGGAACGCATTAAAAATGCGATTGCTTGAGAAAAATTGTTGCCGGTTCTATTATATCATTCTTGCTATTATGGATGCTATAAAGCATCGACTAAAATCCCACAACAGCAGGATTTATTTTAAATAAAGTTTGGCACTCTCAAATATAATTCTCATATTTGCAGTGCTAAACAATTAAACATGTTCGTCATGTACGTAGAGCGCGGTTAATGCTCATATTTTGATGGGCTTTTTTATGCCCAGTAATTAAGATATTGTAGAAGCCACAACTTGTTGTGCAAAAGCTACGGCTGTCTTTCCCAATCATTTGTTTTGCTCTACGGAGTGACACTGTTTGATTGTTTAGCGACACGGGAGATGACAGCCGTTTTTCTGTCTAAAAAGCTAAACAATCAAACAGTATGAAACAAACAGTTTCAATTCCTGCTACCGACATAAATGTCGTGAGCAAATCGTCAGTCCTAACTATGTGGCTGAACCGTGAGAATCAATTATTTTCTTCCGTTCTTGAAGAACCAGTGTCTAATCGTCAGGTGTGCCTTATGGCTCATGCTTCCTTAGCTTTCTCGGTATTGGTATGTGCAGCATTCGTGTCGGCTGTTCCTGCATTGCTTTGCCTAGCTTGGTTTGTTGTGTCGTTACATCTTGCTTGGAAAGGAGGTCTGAGATGAAATTCTTTATTGATGAGCCTAAAACTTACCTGTCTGTCAACAATAAAGGCAGGGCTATGAACAAATGGATTTCCACTTTCACTCATGTCTTGATTCCTGATGAACTGTCACGTGATGCCTTTATTGAGGCTGTTCGTGCCAAAGCGTCCATGTTGGACGAAGAGTTTCCAAGAACCAAACCGCTTCATGTGGATGTTTTAAGAGGTAATTACATACAGATCTCAGTTTATCCCGATAAGAATCAATTTAATACAGTTTTTATAATTCATATCTATCCTGTACGTGGAGAGTTCCGCTTCTGTGAAGCTTCAGACCCGAAAATGCTGGAAGGAGGTTTGCGATGAATGACGAATTTTCAATAATGAAGACTGTCGAGATAGGTAGTGACGGTAATAAAGAAGTCAAATTTCATTTATTTGCTCAAAATTATGGAGATATATCCGAAATAAATCATGAACAATTAATCCGATTAGATGCGTTTTTGCATGACTATGTTACAAAGGAGGTGAAGCATGAAAAATAATTCTACTCCCAATCAATCTCGTGTAGAGGAATATGTATTGATTGAATATCTGATGGCATTTCTTCCAGCTGATCAGCCCGATGGTGATGGTGTGTTGTTGAAAAGTACACAAGATATTCAAGATGATTTGTCTGATATGGTGGAGTTGTCCTTGAATGATATTGCATCTATGATGCGTGATACGGGCTATCACATCCATATAGACAGTGACAATCGTCCCAAATGGATGATGATGCGTCGATAAGAAATATTTTTTTATACATTTTACATAGGGGGCATTCTGTTGCGAAACAGGGTGTCCTTGTCTTTTATTGCCCGTGGTATTTGCCTTATTTTTGAAATAAAAAAGGTTATATGATAGTTTTAGTAAAGGATATCCCGGCCTACGCCTTCAGTTCCGGACTGAACGAGCTGGTGTTCGCTACGGATCAGAATAAGGCTGTTTTCTCATTGACGGTCGGAGAAAAAGAGATTCTGTCCGAAACTTACATTCCGGATACTTCCGGCCGGATAACCATCAATGATTTGCAGGGCTTGATAGAACCGTATTTGGTGACAAACCTGATAGAACGGTGCAGTTATCGGATAACGGACGGATCATCCGAGCAGAATAAAAACTTTACGGTGCAGTTCTGTGCTGCCGAGTCCTCCATGCCGGCTGCGGATTTTATGGCGGGTTATTTCCTGTCCACGCTGATGGGAGAGAAGGTTACGGCGATAGGGCGTAAGGAGTTCGTGCATCTGGTCACGACTGAGGCGTGTCCTGTGACCGCTACCTGTGTCTATTACCGTGACGAAGACGGTTTGTCTACCCGTGAGGTGAGTTTGCGGCAGGTGACAGATACGGACAAGATCGTCACGGTAGAAGTTTCTCCCGAATTGTTGGTCAAACCGGGCTTCGAGCTGGTGCGCTATATTATTCATGCCGGAGTACGGACGCAGACCTTCTCACTCGATCCTGATGCGCCCGATGTCGCTCCGGTTCTGTTGTTCACCAATTCTTTCGGGTGCCAGGAGACGGTTTACTGTACCGGAACTCATGCGTTGGAGCCGGAATACGCCCGGTCCACCGCTTACACTAATGGCATGTTCCGTAATTATCGGATTGATGAGACCAAGGTGTTCAAGGCCAATACGGGTATGTTGACACATGAGATGGCGTTGTGGCTCGATGATTTGTTCCGGTCTAAAGAGATTTATCTGCTGGAGGGTACGACAGTGGGCAAGGAGATTACCATCACCGAGTCGGAATCGAAGCGCAGCAACGATCCGGATCATTTGCCGTTCTTTACTTTCTCTTATCGGTATGCGCAGCGTAATCACAATATCTTGCAGTTGCCGCGTGCCGGACGTGTGTTCGATAATACATTTGATTATACGTTTGAGTGATATGGGCATAAAGGTAATACATAGGTTTGATGCCATCCGGCTGCTGGAATCCGGACAGTCGGTTGATTTGCGTGTCTGGAAATTGTCCACAGGTGACATCATTGAGTACAAGGGGGTGATCTGTATCGGTTCCCATTGGCGGGGAGGCACGCATCTGGTCAAATGTCCCAAATCCGGACTGCCGCGCAGGTTGCGTGATATCACATTGTTTTCAATTAATGGTATGGAGGTTTATTTATGAAAAATAAGACAAACAGCAGGGTGCGGCTGGACTATATCCCTTCAGGCGTGTTTGAGGTGGGTAAATCCGGCGTGCAGGCATCCATGGAGACGGTCGAGGACAGTTCGGCGGTTTTTGACGAGGATGGCGAAGATGTGTCCTCGACGACGTTGCCGGGGGCGAAAGGTTATAAATACGTGAACTGGGGCGCTGACAACAGGCTACCGTATGAGCTGATCAGGTTGATAGGGGTTGACGAGGTGATGTCTCAGAACAAGTTGTTCAATGTGCTTACCTGTTACGGTGCCGGGCAGAAGTATAATGACTATGATACCGGCAGACCGACTGTTGATAAGGAAATTAAAAAATGGATGCTGCATAACAGTATACCTTCCTTCATGCTTGAACAGGCGACAGATATGAAGTATTATTTTTTCTGTGTGTCGGTGATCATACTGTCTGTTGACGGTTCCCGGATTGTCAGGCTCCGGCACAAGGAGGCTTGTTATTGCCGGTTTGAAAAGGCGGATGACAAGGGACGTATCAATCATGTCTTCTATGGCAACTTCCGGAAGTCGGCCTTGCGTGAGGATGAGATCGAGGTGCTGCCGCTGCTTGACGAAAAAGACCCGTTGGGTGATCTGGAGGTCCGGATGGGGCGTGCGCCCGGCAAGGACGGAAAAAAGTCTCCACCCACCAAAGACCGCAAGTTTGCCATTCTGGTCCGTTTTCCGACGCCCGGTTGCCGGTACTATCCGTTACCCAACTATACTTCTATATTTCGAGGCGACTGGTTTGACATCAAGCGGTTGATCGGTAAGGGGAAAAAAGCCAAGCTGAAGAATCATGCGACGGTTAAGTACCAGGTTGAAGTTCACAAGGATTTTTGGTCCAATCTGTTGGCTGAAGAGCACATAACCGAGCCTGTAAAGCAGCTGGAGCGCATTAAGAAAGAAAAAGAGAATATTAAAAATTTTGTGTCCGGCATCGAGAATTCCGGCAAGGTCTGGATTACCGGTTATTACATCGATCCTAACGGCAAGGAGAACCGTATGGTGCGTATCAATGTGATTGATACGACTAAAGAGGGTGGCGACTGGTCTGAAGACATTCAAGAGGCGTCCAATATTACCTGTTATGGTGATAATATTCATCCCAATCTGGTGGGGGCCACTCCGGGCAAGTCACAGTCCAATAACTCCGGATCTGACAAGCGCGAGCTGTTTACTCTCAAGCAGTCGCTTGAGATTGCCTTTCATGATCTGATGTACATGCCGCATAACGTGGTGATTCATTACAACGGATGGGGTGAGAGGGTCTATCCGGATGTGCCGATGATCCTGCTCACGACTCTGGATCAGAATACCGATGCCAAATCAACGACAGCTAACCGGATAAACCATAACAACGATGAAGATGATAATTGATAAACAGACTTTTGAGAAGGTCGTTTTTGCAGCCGCTTCGGCAAACGTGTATGTGTTTGATGCGATACAAGATCGGTTTGAACAGGCTGAACATAAGCTCTTCGGCACGGTGCTGGGGCGTGATACGGATGTGGATACGCTGCCCGTTAAAGAAGATGTGTGCCGTTATATCTGTCTTGATGCGTTTTATCAGGCGATCCCGGGGCTGGATCTGATACTGACGGATACGGGGTTCGGTATTGTCAATAACCAGAATATATCTCCGGCATCACGTGACCGGGTTGAATCGTTACGCGTGCAGATACAGCGTGAGGCGGATTATGCGCTGGACTGTATTATTGAGGGCATGACTGGTGATGACGCTTGGTCTTCCTCAGTTTGTGCCCGGTTGGTGATCAGTTCCCTTTACTATACCGGTGCCCATGTGCGTGATTTTGCAGGCCGACCGGCAGCTATCCGTACTGATCTGCTCGAACTTCGTCCGCAAATCAGCGAGGCTGAAGAATATATCCGGCGCGAGATATCCGCAGTTTTGTTTGATCATTTGCTTGAACAAATCCGGCATAAGTCACTGGCTGAAGCCGAGATTCCGTTGGTTTGTGCGCTCCGTAGGGCGATAGGGTTTTGGATCAACAAGCAGTTGCCGGCATTCCGTGTGGAACTGGCGAATGTGGTTAACTTGCTGGAGGGGTGTCCGGACGATTTTCCGGCGTATAAGGATAGCGATGCGTATAAGGTAAAACATTTTGAATACTATAAAAATGAAAAAGAAGATACCTGCTACTTTTGGGGATAGGTTGATCAACTTCCATCTGCCGGATGCATGGCACAAGCTGGAGCAATGGCAGTTGCGCTATGTGTGTTATATTATGACCCGTTTTGATCCGGTCACGGCAAAGACATACATCTTTGTCCGGCTGCTGGGGATCACTGTATTGCGTAGACAGGAGGACGGGTGGATTTGTTCTGTTCGTAACGGATGGAAAAAGGTTCGGTTCTTTGTTCATTCGTGGCAGGTACAGTGTTTCCTGCACACGCTGGACTTTATCGAGCGTCCGGGTGATATGCCTTTCTGCCTGTGGCGGATCGGCAGGTTCCGGTCGGTGGATGCCCGGTTGCATGATGTTCCGTTTAAGGAGTATGTCAGTATTGAGAATTATTATCAGGGCTTTTTACACACGCGCGATAACGCTCTTCTGCGTTCCATGGCAATTTTGTTGTACGTGGATCGCAAAGGGCGGCATCCCCGCCGGTTCAATCCTTCGGAAGAAGAACTGCTGTCCGTGTTTTTGTGGATTGCATCGGTTAAGAATCATTTTACAAAATGCTTTCCCTATCTGTTCCGTCCTCCGGAACAACTGGAGGGTGAAGCCTTTAATATGCTTGAACTCGTCAATGCGGAGATTCGGGCATTGACAGGCGGGGATATCACAAAGGAGAGAGAAGTATTGCAGATGGATTGTTGGCGGGCGTTGACCGAACTGAATGAGAAGGCCCGCGAGGCACAGGAGTTACAACAGAGATATGGATGCAAATAATTTATTCGATGCGCTGTCCTATTTTAAAGGAATGTGCAGAAAAAACAAATTGGCCAAGACTCACGCTTTTTATCCGTGTGTCTGTTCCGGCATAAACTCGCTTGAAGAGGTTCTTCAGAACCTTCGGCGCGAATCCGCTTTTTTCGCGGTAGATGATACGAATGACGGAGTGACCGAGAAGCGTTCCGGAGGATATTTTAAAAAGCGTACTTTCACCGTGTTTCTCATGATGCGGTACCGTATCAGTGATATGGCGGAACGCCAAGCGGCACTGGAGGTGTGCCGGCAGCTGTTCCGCCAGGTGCACAGCAGAATGTTGGTTGACCGTGAGAATCTGGATAATGAACTGGTGTATCTGAATACGGATAATGTGTATTCACGCGAGCTGGGTGAATACTTTATTTCCGGATGCACAGGTCTGTATTTTATGATTGATGTTTCCGAACCGGTATCTCTAATTTATGACAGTGATGAGTGGGAGGAATGAGAATAGGCCGAAGTCCACGGCTGAAGAGCGGGCAAAGTATAAGAAGGCGTGGGCCGAAATGATGGTCACTATCTGGAGGGAGAAGATCATGAGACTGCACGTGGTTGATACGGTGTTACTGCACAATGATATTACGGAGAATGTGACAATGGGCAGCAGTGAACTGACGGTGATACAGCATAAGTTTATGGAATATGGCATTTATCAGGATTGTGGTACGGGGCGGGGGTATGAGATCGACGGCCAGTTGTATAATGACGGGCATAGAGGGCATAACAAGGGCGATTTGAAGTTTTTGAATCCGGATTTGAGAGGCAAGAATTATGTGCACAGACAAAAATCCGGCAAGATTACCTCAGGTGAACCTCGCAAACCCCGTGAATGGTTCTCACGTGCCTATTTTGCTTCGGTCATGGTCTTGAAAGAGCAGATGGCATACATGTATGGTGAGGAGTTCTGTGGTCTGCTTGCGGAGAAGATTGAAGAGGCGAATCACAAGCGCAGTACCTCCATGCGTTCGCATTTATGGGGGCATCATCAAAAGAAATGATGTCTTTTTACGGCTTTTGGCTTTGTTGTTACTTTGGAATAAAAAAGTAAATGGCGGATATTAAAGACACATTAAAGAAACTGGCGGAGCAGATAAGGGATGAACGTAATGCCGGAGCGAATACGGCATTGCGTGTCGGTTCTTTGTTGTTGGCCATGATTGATGCAGGTGCTGATATAACTGATTTTGAAAAATATTTTCTTCGTAAAGATAAAGAAGATATCGCCAATGAGCTGATCACTTTTTTGAAAGGTCTTTTGATTGGTAAGAACGGTAGTGGAATTACTGTACTGGAAGATGGTACCTCTCAAGCCGTTGTTGACCGGCTTTATGTGAAGATTAAGGCTGTCTTTGATGAACTTGAAGTGAAAAAGAAAACGCATGTTGGTGGTGAACAGATCATATCTCCGGCCGGAATGAAGTGTGTCAGGGTGGAGGAACTTGATGAGAGCTACCGCTGTTTCTTTTTGTCGGAAGTCGATGGAGTGACAATCAATAACGAATTTACAGTCGGTACATTAGCATTAGCCCAAGAATTTAACATTAAAGAAGGAACATCTCACAATGTATCCAACCGCTACTACTGG